TAATTATGCGATAGATCAAGAAGAAATACATCACCCAATAGGGCAGGAAGATATACATATTGTTCCTGTAATAGCTGGTGCTGGTGGCGGTGGATTTGGAAAAATTTTATTAGGTGCTGCATTAATAGGTTTGGCCTTTATGTTGCCAGGTGGTCTAGCGGCAAAAATAGGTAAAGGCGGCTTATTGAAAGGTGGAATAACTGGAGGTTTTTTAGGTAAAGCTATGGTTGGAATTGGTGCTTCTATGGTATTAAGTGGGGTATCTGAAATGCTATTCCCAATGCCAGAAGATGACTTTTCAGAAGACCCACGTTTATCTTTTAGTTTTAGTGGGCTGCAAAATACAAGTCGGGCCGGTACTAGTATTCCAATAGTATATGGTGAGATTATGACCGGTAGTATTGCCATAAGTGCTGCAATTGACACTAACCAAGTTGAGGCTTAAATATGACTATGAATCGTAAAATTATAAGAGGTGCTGGTGGAGGTAGTTCTCGCAAACCTCATGTTGACCCAGATACATTACATAGTCGGCAGTTTGCTACTATTCAAGATTTAATATCTGAAGGTGAAATTGAAGGGTTTTCTACTCCATCAAAAGCTGGGCTTACAAATAAAACTACTGCCGAATATCTTAATGCTTCTTTAAAAGATGTATTTTTAAACGATACACCAATACTTGCATCGACTGCTAATAATGCTAGTCCAGCAGCAGCAGATTTTAATTTTAAAGATGTTACTTTTAAATTTAGAGAAGGTACAAGTAATCAAACTGCTGTTACTGGTATGCCAATTACGATTGCAAGTCCTTTAGCAGTTTCAAATGCTGTTGTTACAAAATCATCAGGAGTTGGAATTACAAAACAAATAAGTCAATCTTGTGATGCTGTAATAGTTACTTTAACTTGGGCTGAGTTGCAATTCCAAGATGACAAAGGCAATATTCATGGTTCAACGGTTCAATATAAAATCTCTCATAGATATAGTGGTCAATCATCTTTTACAGAAAGAGTAAATACATCAGTAACTGGCAGATCTGCTGATCCTTACTCAAGAGAACACAGAATTGATTTAGCTGGAGCTAGTTTTCCTGTAGATATAAGAGTAGAGAGGATTACAGATGATGCTGATGTAAGTGGTTTTATGAGAGATACTTTTACTTTTCCTTTCATACAAAGAGTAATTGATAGTTCAGAAACATATCCAAACAGTGCTTATACAGCATTAAGATTCGACAGTAAAGTATTTAGTTCTATACCAAAAAGAGTATACAAAGTAAGAGGAATCAAGGTAAGAATACCAGGCGCAGGTGCTAATAATTCTGGGACACCAACAGTTGACATACAAACAGGCAGAATAGTTTATCCAAATAACTATATATTTAATGGAACAATGCAAGCTGCAAAATGGACAACTTGCCCTGCAATGATACTTCTAGATCTTCTAACAAACCAAAGATATGGGCTTGGTAATCATTTAGCACCCGATTATAATTCTGCAAGTCCAAGTGATTCTGATCTATTTGCAAACCTTGATTTGTTTAGTTTTTATGGTGCTTCAAAATTTGCAAATGAACTAGTAAAAGACGGATCAGCAGCAGGTACAGAAGAAGCAAGATTTGCTTGCAATGTAAATATTCAAAGTCCAAAAGAAGCTTTTGCAGCAATAAATGAATTAGCTGGTGTTATGAGATGTATGCCTATATGGTCTGCTGGAAGTGTAAGTCTTGCTAGAGATGAAGCAGCACTTCCAACTTATCTTTTTAATCTTGCCAATGTTGGCGAAGAAGGATTTAACTATCAAGGAAGTAGTTTTAAACAACGTCATTCTGTAGTCATTGTTAACTATTTCAATATGGAATCACAAGAGATTGATTCTGAAGTTGTAGAAAGTTCAACAGCTAAAGCAAAGTTTGGAACTTCTGTAAAAAAAGTACAAGCATTTGCGTGTACTTCTCGTAATCAAGCTGCTAGATTAGGCCGTGCAATACTTTTTGCAGAGGAACATGAGACAGAAACAGTTTCATTTACAACTTCTATTGATTCTGGATTAGTTGTTAGGCCAGGTGCAGTTATTGAAGTTAATGATCCAGTAAGGGCAGGGGCAAGAAGAGGAGGTCGTGTAGTGGCTGCAACCACAACAACTATAACAATAGACGCAAAAGCTTCAACTTTACTAGTACATACATCAAGTGGTGTAACAACAGGCCCTGGTATGACAGATATTTTAAAAATCTTGGTTACCATGCCTGACGGTACTGTTGAAACTAGAAATGTTCAAACTGAAAATTTAGGTGTTTTAACACTAGATTCTGCTTTGCCAGCAGTACCAAATGTTGGAACCCCTTATCTTCTTACAAGTACAACATTACAAACACAGCTTTTTAGGGTTGTTGAAGTAGAAGAACAGGATGGGATTAATTATGCGATTACTGCGTTGAAATATGTTGAGGGAAAATATCCATATATAGAATCAAATGTTCCTTTACCAGTAAGAAATATTTCTCTTTTAAATACAAAACTACAACCACCTTCAAACCTTGTAGGTGAAGAAACAACTATTGTTATAAATGGTATTGCAAGAGCTAGATTAATTGTAAGTTGGCAAGAACCATCAGAGTCATTTTTTGCAGATAATGGAACAACATATGAAAAACCACAAGGTCCATCAGGTTATCAAGTAAATTATAGGATTACATCTGAGGCAGGTAATACGAGTAATTTTATAACTATTGATGTTGTAAGTAATGATTTTGAGATTATGGATACAACAAAAGGTTTTATTGAATTTGAAATATATTCAATTAGTGCAAGCGGTAAATTATCATCACAACCTTTAGCAGGTACGATCAACACGGTTGGAAAGTCAAGCGTTCCTGATAATGTTATTAATTTAGCTGTTGAAGCAATTGATGAAAAATTAGCAAGACTTACATTTAACCAATCAACTGCCCTTGACGTTTTATATGGTGGATCAGTATTTGTAAGACATACAGCGGAGACAGGTAATGCAGCTACATTTGCATCAGGACAAAATATTGTAGAGGCAGCACCTGGTAATGCTACTGAAGTAATTGTTCCAGCTTTACCAGGCACTTATCTAGTTAAATTCCAAGATGATACAGGTAACTTTAGTTCAGCAGCAGCAAAAGTTGAGCTAACACTTGTTGATATATTTGATTCTTTCTTAGTAAAACTTGATGAAGAGCATAATGATTCACCAGCGTTTAATAATACTACTTCTAGTCTGTTTAGCAATACAGAGTACAGCACAACAAGAGGTGGTCTTATAATCTCAAACCCATCACTTGTAATAAATGGTACTTATACACAGTCAGGTACAACTATTACCTGCAATATTAATAGTCATGGATTAGTAGTAGGTCAAACAAAACAATTTACTTTTTCTGTTAATGGTGCAACAAGTGGTCCTTATGTGATTACTACTGTAAACAGCGTTAATCAATTTTTGGTCACATCTACAACGTCTGGTAATTTCTCAGGCACTGTTTCTGTGGCTAAAGGTAAAAATGGTACTTATGATTTTAAAGATACTTTAGATTTAGAAGGTACATATTCATTAGTTTTAAAAAGACTTATAAGAGGTGCTGGTTTTTATCCGTCAGCCTTATGGGATGACAGAGTTGGTTTAGTAGATAGTTTTCCTGATTGGGATGGTGTTTTAGCTGAAAACGCAATAGGTAAAGTATTTGTTAAAACAACAACTGATAATCCAAATAGTGGCTCACCTACATATACACCTTTTACTGAATTTTCAAACGGTACATTTAAAGGTAGAGGGTTTAAATTTCAAACACGCTTAGAGACAACAGATACTGCTCAAAATGTTGTTATACAAGAAGTTGGTTACAGGGCTGAGATGCCAGTAAGAACTGAGCAGTCAGGTGAATTAGAATCAAAAGATCCTTCCAATCCAACTATTGCAATCCCTGTAAATGTAACCTTTCAGTTCCCATTTTTTGTTGGTACTTCAAGTATTACAGGTGTTCCAAAACCTATAATAAATATTTCTGCACAAAATATGCAAACTGGAGACTTTTTTGAATTAACAAATATATCAGGAACTGGTTTTACGGTTGAGTTTAAAAATGCAGCAGGTGCAACACAAATTAGAAAATTTAATTACTTAGCTGTTGGTTTTGGTAAAGGCGTGTAGAATATGATTAAAATTTTGTAGCTTTTATGTCTGGTTTATCAGTTGCTAACTTTAATATTGAAAATGCGTCAGGCCAAGCAGTAAGACAAGATATAGAGGCTTGTTTGTTAGCATTACAAGGTTTAAACGCTGAAAGTAGTGATTTAGGTGCAAGTCAAATTGTACAAGGGATGTGGTTTTTAAGAAGTGATACAAAAGAATTAAAAATAGCAAAATCAACAACTGGTTTTACAACTGTTGGAAATATAGATCAAGCTAATTTAGGTTTACTCCCAAGATCAGGGGGTTCGGCTGCTCCAATGACAGGGCAATTTTTAGCTGATGATTCCACGTCTGCTACGAATCCATCTATATCGTTTGATGCAAACACAGGTCTAGGCTTATTTCCAAAAGACACTAATCAAATGGGTTTTAGTGCTTCTGGTCAAGAGCAAATGTTTTTTGATGCAAATGGCATATCTTTAAAAAATGCTAATGAATTAAGAATGTTTGATGGTGATAGTAGTGCTTATATGGCTTTAAAACCAGCAACTGATATAGCAACTAATTTTACTCTTACTTTCCCTGCTAATGCTGGTACAAATGGTCAAGTCTTAAAGACTGATGGAAATGGTGGCTTATCGTGGGGCGATTCTGGTGGTGGTACTCCTACTTTTACAAGTGTTACAGCAACAAACTTTGTTGCAAACTCAGCTTTAATAGGTCCACAAAATACAAATAAACCACCATATTTTGCTAGTGGTGCAGGTGAATTTGCTGGTACTCTTGTAAAGGTACATTGCAGATTTACTGGTACAGGTACTGTTCATGTAAATCATGCTGATGCAGTTTCATCTATTACTGATTACGGAGTAGGTGATTATCAAGTGAATTTTAGTTATCAGTTGAAAGCGTCATCTTCTGGTAATGTAACTAATACTTTCTCTGTATCTTTTTCAATATCAGGTGCAATATTTAATGTATCAGGGCAATTAGCACATACTCATGCTTTTATAGTTAGTCAAAATAATGCTCATGTTAGATTTGTTTGTCATAAAACTGAAAACTCAGGTCAAAGAGTCGATCAACCTTTTGCAAGTATAATTGTGGCTAACTAAAAAGTAAGGATATATAATGTAAGAAAAAATTATGGCAAATTCAGACAAAAGATTAGTTTATACAGATGATAACGGTACTTTATGTATTGTTGTTCCAGTAGATGAAGATATTTGTGGTTTAACTTTAGAACAAATCAAAGCTAAAGATTGTCCTAGTGGTAAAACAGTTTATACTGTAGATAAATCTGCAATTCCTACTGATAGGAGTTTTAGAGATGCTTGGACTTATACAGGGTAAATTATGGGATTTGGAGTTGATATGGCAAAAGCCAAAGAAATTCATAAGCAAAATATTCGTTTTGCAAGGGAGCTAAGATTTAAAGAATTAGATGTAGAGTTTCAACGTGCAATTGAAACAAAAGATGAAACAAAACAAGCAGAAGTAGCTACAAAAAAACAGGCGTTAAGAGATGCACCTGCGGACACAGATATTACTAATGCTGTTGATACAAATGCTTTGAAAGCACAATGGAAAACTGATATATTAGGATCATCTCCATATAGCTAATGGCAATACAACCAGCTACTTACAATTTTGTAGTACAAAGAAGAGCAGATCATAGTATCACTCTTGTTTTTAAAGATTCAAATAATAATGCAATAAACTTAACTGGATTTACAGTTGCAGCACAAGTTTGGGAGGAAACAAGAACAACAAAATATGCTGATTTTAATGTTGTTTATACAAATAGATCTACAGGAACAGTAGAAATATCCTTGACCGATGATCAGACAGCTACGTTTGCACCTAATACCTTGTCTTATGACGTATTATTAATTAACGGATCTGGTCTAAAAGAATATTATTTGGAAGGTATAATAACGGTAAGCGAGGGTTACACAACAGTATGAACTCTATTCAAGTTACAGAAACTAAAAATACAGTATCAGTTAGCCAAACGACTAATACTGTTACTATTACAGAAGGAGTCGCTGCTACTGTTGAACTGACCCATGTAGGGCCTCAAGGACCTGCTCCTTTTGGATTTATATTTGATGGTTCGGGTAAAGTAAATGATTCTGTCGTTTACTACCACAGTTCATCTGGTACATTTAAAGCAGATTCAACAACTACGAAACTTACACTCGTCAATGGGGGAAATTTTTAGATCATGTCTAACACAATTCGTATAAAAAAAAGATCAGCGAGTGGTAGTGCTGGCGCACCTTCTAGTTTATCTCCTTCAGAAGTAGCATTTAATGAAAATGATTTAAAATTATATTATGGTTTTGGTGATGATGGTAATACACCACCTGCTGCAAGTTCAATAATTGCTATTGGTGGTGCAGGTGCTTTTTTCAATAAAACAGATGTAAGAAATGCAAATAAAGTTTTAGCAGGGCCAGTATCTGGAAGTGATGCTGCACCAACATTTAGAGCTTTAGTTGCTGCTGATATTCCTACAATTGCTCATACCAAAATAAGTGATTTTGATGCAGGGGTTCAAACAAATAAACTTAACGAACTAGCAGCACCAGATGGTGCAGTTAGTATGTCAAGTCAAAAAATTACAAACTTAGCCGATCCTACTGCTGATAATGATGCTGCAAATAAAGCGTATGTTGACGGTGTTGCACAGGGATTAGACGTTAAAGATTCTTGTAAAGTTGCGACAACACAGGCACAAACACTTGCAAGTAAACTTAATAACGGAAAAACACTTGATGGTGTTACTCTTGCCACTAATGACAGAGTTCTTGTAAAAGACCAATCAACTGCAAGTGAAAATGGTATTTATATTGTCGGTGCAACCCCAGCAAGGGCAGATGACCTAGCTGCTGGTTCTGATGCTGCTGGTATGTTCACTTTTGTAGAAAAAGGAAGTGTAAATGCAGATAACGGTTTTGTTTGTACTAGCAATAAAGGATCAGCAGTAACAGGCACAAATAATCTTTCTTTTTCACAATTTTCTGGAGCAGGTCAAGTTATTGCTGGCAATGGTATTGATAAATCTGGTAATGAATTAAGCGTTGATCTAAAAGCAAATGGTGGACTTGT